GTGCCGACCGCGCGCACCCAGTAGTAGTACGTGGTGCCGAGCGTGATCGACGCTTCGTCGGCATAGATGTTGCCGACCGCGGTGCCGATGAGCGTTGCCGTGCCGAGGTTGTTCGACGTAGCGCGCCAGACTTCGGTATACGCGTGGTTCGCGTACGCGTCCAGGTCCCACGTCAGAATGACATGTTTGTAGGTACCGCTGGCACGTAGGTTTGTCGGCGTCGGTGGGGTGACGAGCGTGGGGTTGCCGAAGAAGTCCACCGCCGGCATGTCGCCGGAGAAGCTGGCCCCGCCCGTGCCGACGGACAGGCCGTTGCCTTGGCCCAGAACCTCCGCCCCGAGCTTCAACGACACCATGCCCCCTTGCAGGAGGTCGCGCAGGGTGAGCGCCTTGTCGAGCAGGTTGCCCGACTGCCCTTGCAGCGCCTCGACCGCGCTGCGCACCGAGCGCACGTCGTCCTTGATCGGCGTGAACTTGGGCGCACGCGTCCAATCGTCGAGCGTCCCCCGCGCGCGTGCCGCGGCTACACGCTCTACGAGAGTAGCAGCGTTGACCGTGCTCATAGCTTCTTGAGTTCGTCCATCGACGTGGCAATAGAGAAGGCCGTCACGCGAGCAGTGCCTTCAATCTCAACCTCGCCGTAGATATGAACGTCGCCATCTGTGATGGTAAACGCGTACTGATCCGCCACAGTTTCTGTGTGGCGAAGTACCCCGTTTGCGTACCACCGCAGGGTCATGGGGTAGCTGTCCGCTTCCAACTTCGCGCGGGCCATGGAGATGGGCTTGTCGTAGCGCCACGTCTTCGAACGCCATTTGTACGTCAAGACGGTACCGCCATCCCAACGGCGGATGTTATTCGACTGCACGACGTACAGCAAACCGGTGGACCCCTCGACGAACGCCGCGGTCGCAAAGACGGTGGTTTCCGTGATGTTGGCCGGCGTCGTCCCCAGCGAGATGACGAGGCTGCCCTGTTTCGCGCCGGTGTCGAAGAACGCGATGTAGCGGTTGTTCCAGCCCACCGCGGTGAAGCTCGTAGGCGCGTACGCGTTCCAGGTGTTCTCGTCGAATGCGGGGTCGGTGATGACTTTTGCGCCGCCGGGCCCGACGAACTGGAGTCCTTGCTTCACCGGATACAGCACACCGCCCAGCATCTGCACCATGCCGCGCTTCGAGAGGCAGACTCCCGCGTCGGTGACCGGCGTCTGGCTCATCATCGACGGATCGGCACCGGTCATCAGGTAGGTGCCGCGCTTGCAGCAGACCACCAGCGAGTTGTCGAAAGCCTTGATGCCGATGACCGGAGAGTCGAAGCTGTAGTAGTAGCGGGTAGGCCACGCGTACGGAACCCCAGGCTCACAAAAAGCTACGGTATTGTCGAAGAACCCAGCGAGCATCTCGTTGCTCACCTCGCATAGCCCTTTCAGGCTGTCCGGGGGCGGGTTCCAGAACCGCGTGGCGCTGACCGCGCCCAGGGCGCTCGAAGCCACGGTGTCCGAGAACGACGTGGTAGCGACCGCGATTTCCGCGACAAACTGCAAGTCTGTGCTGTTAGTACCGGAGTTCGAGCGATAGATGCGCTTGCGGTTGACCGTGTACGGGCCCGCGGGCGCGACCGACATCGCGCTGAGTTGGGGTGTCTGTGCGGGGCCCCAAGTGGCGGACGCGCTAAGGGGCGACATGGGGCCTTCTTCGTCCCAGGTCGTGACGTACGTGTACCCCCATACCGCGGTCTGTAGGGGATCGTCCGGGCCCGGCACGGAGCCTGTTACCGCTACCGTAGGGGCAACAGCCGGGGCGGGCACTCCGAGTCGGTAGTGGCTCGTGGGGTAGGGCGCGCCGGTCGTGGCGATGTCCGAACGAGTCTTCTTCGGGTACGCCCCGTCACCGGTCCAGTACGTACGCTCCTCGACATCGCCAGCCACGGGGCCTTTCACGACATCGACATCCGTGTCGAACTGGAACCAGAACTGCGTTTCCGACGACGAAGCGATGCCGTACCGGTAGATGGAGGTCACCGGGTTCAGCGAGGTCAGGGCGAGAATCTGCAAGGGGGCGTTCCAGGACTGGAGGTCGCCGCCTTCCAGGCGCGCGTTATCCGCTACCTGTGCCGATTCATTGGACATCGCCTGCTTGCTAACCGCGGGGGTTAGCCCGAAGAAGGCGCGAATAGTGTTCCCGGCCATTTAGTTGTGCCCACGGATGAACGGGTTCATCTGTACGGAAACGTCGCCTGCTACGGAGACCCCGAGCGTAGCGGCAATGCGAGCGTCCAGCACGGCACGTTTGTACGAGAGCTTGCGCCGATCCGCCTCCGCGATGTCGGTGAAGGGCTGCCCGCGAATGCCCATCAGGCGGCTAAGTGCGCCGTCGATGATGGCTTCGTTGTGGTCGCGGCGCAGGATATCCGGCAGTTGCGTTGCGGTGTCCGCCGGCACCAGGGCGACCTTGAACGTGAACGCGTCTTGCTCTTGCTCGACAGGGATCGGCCAGACCCCGATGGTGGTGCGTTCGCCAGGAAGCTCGAAGCACTCGCGCGGGGCGCCCATAGTCGCGCCAGCGAGCGTGAACGACGAGAACCGCACCAGCGCGCTGTCGAGGTGTTCGGGCGCCACCACGTCCAGCGGCGTCGTCCGGTACCACGCCTTCATGACCCGTTCGAACCGCTGATCGGTGTCGTCGAGCGCAGCGAAATCGACACGACCTTCGCCAGCAAAGGCGAAATCCTGGGTGGTTTGCTGCCACACCAGCGTACGCTTGCAGAAGTCGATGGCCGTGAGGCGCAGCATCATCTCGATGGTCGGGTCCGGCGCTGCGTAGCAGTGCAGCTTGATTTCCGGCATGAACTCGTCATAGGTAGCCATTAGTTAGCCTCCGCTTCCATCGGTGCGGCGTCTTCGCTGGCGCCCTTGAGCCCGAGCCCGTCGCGCATCAGGCCCATGTAGTAAGCCACACGCTCGGGGTTGCCAGCGTATTCGGCGTCCTTCTCGTAGCAGCGCGCCAGCATGTAGTTGCGCAGCGGGGCTTCGAACGTGTCGTCGAGCAGGATGTTGTCGCCGATGAGGATGTCCGCGGGGATCAGAGCGAGGTCGGCTGCCAGCCGCGTGCCGGCCGTTGCCGGCGGGTAGACGTGGAACTGCGCCGGGGTGTCGGCGTTGTACATGACGTGCTTCACCGACGCGACCGGCGTCATCGTCCGCCAGTTGGGGTTCGTGGCATTCAGCACTTCTTCCTTCACCGGCGTCACCGCGGAGCCCGGTGTCGTCGTGTTGGTGACGTTGTAACGGGGGCGCAGCATGAGGTTGGCGTTCGCCGGCAGGGCTTGCACCGATCCTGCAACGAGGACCATGATGGTGGTCGCGCTGTACGCGCTTGGCACCAGCGATGCGATGGCGCGCTGGCCTTCGTTCAGGAACGCCAGCAGGCCGGCTTGCCGAAACCGAACCTTGCCGGTATCGTTCAGCAGATGGGTAGCGGTAACGTCAACCAGGGTTTGGGCGGCAATGGTCATATCTGGCCTTCAAAAGCAAAAAGCGGGCACGACGGCCCGCTCTCTGTACATCCGCATGTGCGGGCGTATTAGGCGCCGTACATCACTACGAAGTTCGCAGCCCCGGTCTTCATGAGGAGGGCGCCGCGACCGACCGCCACCGAGAAGCCCGCGTTTGCGGCCAATGCGTTGATGACCGCGCCGACTTGGCCCGGGTAGACCAGCACGGCGTTGGCGCCGAGGTTGTGGACGTAGTGCGTGTCGCCCTTCTCCATCGGAGGGAGCTTCACGCCGGTAGAGGCCGCCGCGGTGCCGACGACGGACAGGTCGCCCGTCAGTTGCGTCGCGTCGGTCTGCGTGGTGCCGGCAGCGGTGACCGCGGTCTCGACATCGCCCTGCATCGCATCGGCGGTGCCGAGGAAGATGCCGGACTTGACAAGGGATTGCTTCTTCATTTCGGTACCTTTAGAGGAACCGGGGGCCGAAGCCCCCGATCATTAGGCAGCCAGCAGGAGCACCAGGGCTTCCGGCTTCACGACCTTGTAGCCGTAGACCTGGAGGCCGCGCACGAGGTCGCCGAAGTCGTTCGGGTTCCGCAGGGTCTCCATCTTGGTCATCTGCGATGCGAAGCAGATGGCCGAGCGGTGGCCCGCCAGAATCGCGCGCCGCTTGAGCGCGCCGCCCTGGGCGTTGCCCGAGAAGTCCTGACCGGCGGCAGCCGTCGGCAGTTGGTTCGACACATAGACCGTGAACCGGTCGATCTTGCCGATCATGCCGTTGCGGACGATGCTGGTGCTGTCGCCCATGAACTGGGCCTGCGCCAGATTCGACTGCATCAGCAGCACTCGGGTATACGGGTCGATGGCAAGCCAGCGATCCGATTCCGGCACGTTCTGCTCGTCCAGCACCGAGGCCATCTCCAGGACCTTCTGGAGAACGTTCGCGGCGGTCAGCGTCACGGGTGCGTTGTCGGTGCCCATGTTGTACGCGGCCGATTTGATGCCAGCAGTAGCGCCCTTGTTGTTGGCGTGCCCGCCGTTGTAGACGCCCAGGAGGCCGTCCGCATCGACCGCGACGCGCATCTGCTCGGAAGCGTCGTTCGAAAACACTTCCATCTGGTTCGGCTGCGACTGGTAGGCCAGCACGTCCGAGACCTGGAAGCTGAACGACTTGCCCTTGTCGATAATCAACTCGATGGTGTTCGGCACCGGGACCTGATAGGTCAGGTTGGTACCCACCGTGTAGTTCGAGATGGTGATGCTGGGGACGTTGTTGATGATGACCTTATCGCCCAGGCCCTTGATGTCGCCTTGCCAGTCGGTGTTGGCAATCGCCGGGAAAATGGACGCCGCGTAGAACTTGACGTTCATCTTCGACGACCAGATCACCGGGATGAAGGTACCCGAGTAGCTGGGCGTGGTGGCAAACGAACCGGATACCGGGAAGGTTGCGGCTGCGGTTACGGTAGTCATTTCTCAGGTGCTCCAGTTTCGTTTGCCTTGCCCGTCGCCCTCTTACAAGGTGATGCGACCGGCAGCGGCGGCTGCGTCAATGGCGGCCGAAATTCGGTTCGCCTCGGCTTCGCGCCCTCGGTACTTGCCTCGGATCACGTCGTCGTAGAAGGACTGTACCTGAGCCGAACTGAAAGAGGGGGCTTCCGGCGCTACGGGTGCCGGTGCCGCTGCCGACGTGTTCGGTGCGACCTGCGCAGCCAGGTCATTTTGCGGTTGCGGCGCTGCCGGTGCGGGCGTCTTGGTGGAAATATACGCTTGGAAGATGCGTGCGACACGTGCCGAATCGAACGCGCCCGCCGCTGCATCCAGCAGTTGTTTGCGTGATTGGCCTGTGAAACCTTCTTCTTCCTTGAGCCAAGCGATGAAGCCCGGCTCGACGTTCACGGTGCGCCACGACGGCACGGCGGAACTGAGGGCCATTACGAACTGCTGCTCGACCGTGTATTCAGCAGTGGTAGAGGCGGTCTTGACGCCGTTGCGCAACTGCTCGATGTGGCCCATGATTTCGCGGTACATCTGCTCGACTTGCTGCACCACGCCACCCAGCCGACGGTCCAGCAGATTCAGCACGTCCTTGCCGAAGACCTGTTCGTCGTCCGGCAGTGCCCCCGGAGGCGCCGTCGGGCCCTGCGGCTTCTGGTTCGCTGCCACCGCTTCGGTGAGCTTGCGCGTCATTTCCGCCATCTGCGTGGCTTGCTGGCGATTCGACTCCAGAATCTGCTGGACGAAGTTCATGTCGAACTGCGGAGCCTGGGGCTGAAC